CCGGTGGTTTACGCCGATACGCTGACCCCGGAACAGGTGCAGGCCTACCGGCTGGCGGACAATCGCACCAATGAAAGCCCGTGGGATATGGGCAAGCTTGAGGAAGAGCTGGCTGCGCTCAATCTCGCCGGGGTGGATATGGCCGCCTTTGGGTTTGATGATATGGCGGAGCTGGCGAAAGAGGCCCCCGACATCGTCGAGGATGAAGCCCCGGAACCGCCGGAAGAACCCCAGGCGAAACGCGGCCAGATATGGCGGCTGGGTGAGCATCGCCTGATGTGCGGGGACAGCACCAGCGCGGAAGACCTTGCGGCCCTGACGGACGGGTCGGAAATCCGGCTTCTTCTTACCGATCCGCCCTACAATGTTTCCCTGGGGAGCAATAAGAAGCCGTTCACAGACCACAACCAGAGCATCCTGAATGACAGCATGGAAGAAGCCGACTTTACCGGCTTCCTGCGGCAGGCCTTCCGGAACGCGGACGCGGTCATGATGCCAGGATGCGCGTTCTATATCTTTTACGCCGGTTTGAATCATACGGCGTTCGATTTGGCCATCCGGGACGTGAAGGGGTGGAAGGTGAGCGAACAGCTTGTCTGGATTAAAAGCAATCACGCGCTTTCGCGGAGCGCGGATTACCAATGGAAGCATGAACCATGCCTGTACGGATGGAAGACGGGGGCGGAACACTACTTCACCGACAGCCGGGCGGAAACAACCGTCATAGAGGACACAAAAACAAAGCTTGTCAGCCTGAAGAAGAGCGAACTTATCAAGCTTTGTGAGCGGCTGCTGGGCGAAAACGCAAGCACAACGGCCCTTTTCGCGGAAAAGAGCAACACGGCGGAAATACACCCTTCCGTCAAGCCGCAGGGGCTGATAGCTCCCCTTCTGCTCAACAGCAGTCGGGGGGGGTGGAATGTGCTTGACCCGTTCGGCGGTTCCGGCTCCACAATGATTGCGTGCGAACAGACCGGGCGGAAATGTTTCATGATGGAGCTTGACCCGCACTACGCGGACGTGATTATCAAACGTTGGGAAGACTTCACCGGCAATAAAGCCGAATTGATAAGGGGCTGATTGATATTGGCAGGAAGGGAAAATTTGAAGAGTGGCTGACGGAGGACGGATTAACCCGGCTGACCGGATGGGCGCGGGACGGATTAACAAACATCCAGATCGCGCAGAACATCGGGATCGGGGAACGGACTTTCTCCGAATGGGTGTCACGGTTTCCGGCCGTTTCGGCCGCCCTTAAAAAAGGCAAGGAACCGGTTGACATTCAGGTCGAAAACGCGCTGCTGAAAAGGGCTCTGGGCTATGAGTACGAGGAAACCTATACAGACATCGAAGACCAGGGCGGCGGCAGGACTAAGAAACACGTTCGGAAGGTGAAAAAGCACATGCCCGGCGATACAACCGCCATGATTTTCTGGCTGAAGAACCGGAAGCCGGAACAATGGCGGGAAAAGGTGGAAAAAACAATCGGCGTGGATGTGGAAGACCTTTCGCCGCTGGCGGAGCTGTTGAAGGAATGAGCCGAACCGCAACTATCCCCTGGGGGGAATTCAGCCCCAAACATAAAGCGTACATTAAGCAGGCTCTGCGAAACCGCATGTGCGTAGCGGAAGGAGCGATCCGGAGCGGCAAAACGATTGACCATTGCATCATAGCCGCCGCGTATCTTGAGGAAACGCCGGACAAATACCACCTGGCCTCCGGTTCGACCATCGGAAATGCAAAATTAAATATCGGCGTTTGCAATGGCTTCGGGCTTGAAAACCTTTTCCGGGGCCGGTGCAGGTGGGGCAAGTACCGCGACAATGAAGCCCTTTTTATCCAGACGCGCACAGGCGAAAAAGTGGTGATATTTACAGGCGGGGCGAAAGCGGACGCGTACAAGCGCATTCTGGGCAACAGCTACGGCCTCTGGATTGCGACGGAAATCAACGAGCATTTTGACAGCACGGACAGCCGCATATCCTTCGTGAAGGTCGCAAGCGGACGGCAGATCGCCGCCAAGCACCCTTTCACGCTTTGGGATCTCAACCCGTGCAACCCGAAAGCGCGGATCTATGAGGACTATATAGACCGATACCGGGCGCAGGGGCTTGCGGGCGGATACCTTTACCAGCATTTCACAATCCGGGACAATGCGACCATTACCCCGGAGAGGATTGCGGAAATTGAAAGCCGGTACGACCCTTCAACGGTCTGGTACAGGCGGGACATCTTAGGGGAAAGAGCGGTAGCGGAAGGCCTGATTTATCAGCTTTTTGCGGATCAGCCGGGGCGGTTCGTCGTGGATGAGCTTCCCAGGATACAACGGGCGGTGATCGGTGTTGACTTCGGCGGCGGAACTTCCGCACATGCTTTTTGCTGTCTGGGCCGTTGCGGCAATGCTGTTGTGGTACTGGATGAGTATCGGGAACAGGAAGCATTAGACCCCAACAAGCTGCAGGCGGACTTTGTGGACTTCGTGCGGCGGTGTCAGCTTCGCTGGCTGGTGACGGATGCCTGGTGCGATTCGGCGGAACAGACATTAATTAACGGCCTGCGGGCGGCGGCGGCGCAGAACCGCCTGCCCATCAATATCGGGAACGCCTTAAAACGGCCTATAAACGACCGAATCCGGGCTTTGTGCATCCTGATGGGCGCGGGCCGGTTCCTGATTCACAGCGGGTGCAAATGGACGATAGACGCGCTTAAAAGCGCGGTCTGGGACAGCAAACAGCTCACTCAGGATGTCCGGCTGGACAACGGTAGCACGAATATAGACAGCCTGGACGCGCTTGAATATGCGTTCGAGCGGGATATACCAACCTTGATTGAAGGGTGGGGCAGGTAAAGAAATGCAATGGTTAGATGCATTGAAAAGGAAGTGGAAAGCGGGCATGCAGAAAGCAGGCGCAAACACGGGGATTGCGCGGGAGTACCGGAACGTTTTTGAACTGAATGGCGTGCCGTCTTTCCAGCAATTCTATGATTTCGGGGTCTTCGTATGGAAATGGCTTTGGAAAGGATTCTATAAACCATGGCATCTTGTACCCGCGCCGACCGTCGCGGACAGCAACGCCCGGCGGGAGCTGTACCGGATGAACACGGCGAAGGCCATCTGCGCGGAAATGGCTTCCCTCGTCTGGGGCGAGGAATGCGAAGTTAATGTCAGCATGAACGGCCGGGAAAGCGCGGAAGACAATCCAGACCCGCTGAACGCTTTTGTGCAGAATGTGCTGCGCAAAAACGCCTTCCGGGAAAAAATGCAGGAAGCCATAGAAGAAGGGCTTGCGCTGGGCGGGGCCGCGATGAAGGTCTGGTCGGAAGCGAAGCACGATGAGAACGGCAACGAGATCCCAGAAAGCCGGAAACTGATGATCGGTTACGCCATGGCGGATCAGTTTGTTCCGGTTTCATGGGATAACGCAAAGGTTACGGAGTGCGTTTTCGTTTCCCGGATCGCGAAGGGCGGATACTACTTCACCCGGCTTGAATGGCACAAATGGAACGGACTGACCTACGTGATTTCGAACGAGCTTTACCGGTCGGAAATACAAAAAGGCACAACGCCGGGGGAATCACAGGACATTCTGGGTGTGCGTTATCCCCTTGCGGAACTTTACCCGTACCTGGAAGAAGAAACGGAAATTCCGGTCGAAGAAAGCCTTTTTTCCTACTGGCGGACACCGATTGCCAACAATTTGGATGATAACAGCCCGCTGGGCATGAGCATCTACGGAAACGCGCTTGAAACCCTTCACGCGCTGGATATCTGCTATGATTCCCTTGTCAGGGAATTCCGCCTGGGCAAAAAGCGAATCATTGTACCGGCCCGCGCCGTGCGTTCCGTGGTGAACCCGGAAACGGGCGCGCTGTGCCGGTATTTCGATGCCATGGACGAAACCTACGAAGCCCTGGCCAGCGATTCGCCGGACGATCTTAAAATCACGGACAATTCCGTTGAACTTCGGGTGGAGGAGCACATAGCCGCAATCAACGCGTTTCTTTCAATCCTGTGCCTGCAGACCGGCTTCTCCTCCGGAACCTTCACGTTCGACCAGCACAGCGGCCTGAAGACGGCTACAGAGGTAGTCAGCGAGAACAGCAAGACATATAAGACCATCAAAACGGTTCAGAATCAGCTGCGGCCCGCCATCGAACACCTTGTCAGGAATATTATTGATGTCGCGATCCTGTACGGCATGACGGACGAAAACGGCCAAAGCATCGAAAGCCTTGCCCGGAACGGGTACAGCGTACAGATCACGTTTGATGACGGGGTCACGCAGGACAGGCAGACGAACATAAACGAAGGCGTTATGCTCTGCGGCGCGGGCCTTCTTTCCAAGTATTCCTTCCTGACCGATCCCAAATACGGCCAGGGTCTGACCCCGGAACAGGCGGAAGCGGAGATAGCACGCATCCGGCAGGAAAGCGGCGCGGGCGGCGGCGTTGACCCGCTTGCGATATTCAACACGGCGGAATGATGAGGTGATCGGATGAACCCCGAATTTATAGACCGGATGTCATGGGAAATGGCTGAGGTATACGGGGCCATTACCGATCAGATTCTCATTAACCTTGCCCACTACTTCAAGTTTTACAAGCCCGGCGAACCGCTCCCCCGCACTTCGTTTGAATATCAGGCCAACATGCTGGCGCAGATGGGGCAGGTAAACCGGGAAACGGTGCAGATTATCCGGAACAACCTTGCAAACGCCGACGGCGTGCTGCAGGGCGTGCTTGAACAGGCCATTATTGACTCAGTCAGGAAAGCCCAGCCGGAACTGCTGGGCGGCGTGGAAAAGGGCATTCTGTCCCCCGCCGGGCGGCCCGTTGTTTCCCCGAATCAGACGCGCGCTTTTCAGCTTTATTACAAGCAGGCCGCCGACAAGCTCAACTTAGTGAACACGGTTATGCTGGAAAGCACACAGAGCGCATATGAACAGGCGGTTTCCGGCGTGGTTTCGGAACTCTGGGTTTCCGATGCCATGAACCGCGTACAGATCGCCATGGACACGGCCGCAGGCGAAACCCTGACCGGCGTATCATCCTGGAACCGGGCGTTAAAGCACGCAACCGACCGCATGAAGGAAAACGGCATTTATGGCTTCATAGACCACGCGGGGCGGCGGTGGTCTGCGGAAGCCTATACGGCCATGGACATCCGCACCACGGTAGCCAACACGGCGCGCGCGGCCACATGGGAAACAAACCAGACCTTCGGAAATGATTTGTACCAGGTGAGCTATCACAACGGCGCAAGGCCGCTTTGCTATCCCTACCAGAACCGCGTTGTTTCCTCCACCGATGCCGCACGGACGGTTACGGATCTGGACGGCAACGAAATAGAAGTCATAGCCCAGAGCGCGACAAGCTACGGACAGCCCGCCGGGCTTTTCGGGATCAACTGCAAGCATTTCCCGACACCGTTTATACCGGGCGTTTCCGTCATCATAGGCCAGCCGCAAAGCCCGGAAGCCAACGAAAAAGCCTACGAGGAAAGCCAGGAACAAAGAAGGCTTGAACGGAAGCTCCGGGAAGAAAAGAAAGATCTTATGATCGCAAAAGCCCAGGGCGCACCGAAGGAAGAGATTGACGCGCTGCGCGAAAAGACGCGGCAGTCTTCACGGGACATACAGGACTTTTGCGACCGCACCGGACGCGCACGGCACAAAGACCGGGAAGCCGTTTACACAAAGAGATCCTTTCCGGCGGAAGACCGGTACAGCGTAGCCGATTTCGAGAAGAAGCAAAAGGACATGATCGACCGTTATTTCAGCGGCGGCGGATCTCAGCAGGGTTACACCTTCGGACAGATGACCCCCAACGCCAGCACACCGACCAAGCCGATCACGCCCGGCGCATCGAGCGCACCCGCACCGGCCCCGCAGGCTTCTGCACCCGCACCGTCTTCGCCGGGCCGCACATTCACACCTGCAAAGACGATTGAAGAGGCGGAAGCATATGCACAGGCACATTTCGGGAACAGGTATTCTCAAATGTCCTACAAAGGAATTGGGCTGGAATACGCCAACGAATGCAACCGCGTGCTGACCGAAATGTATGACCGTTTCGACGTTTCGCCGCTTAAATCAGTAAGCGCAATGAACATGCGGACAAAAATGTTTCGCGGCGATACAGCAGACGCGGCTTATCTGTGGAGCGGTGACGGCACTTTGTTTATCAATCCGACGTATTACAAAAACCAGAAGGCACTAACCGCACACTTAGCAGAAATTGAAAAGCTGACGAAAACGGTTATTGACGGCGGTCAGGGGCTGCTGGACAGCGGAACGCTGAGAGAGCAACAGCGCACATATATAGAAACCCTGATGCGCACGGGAAGACAATGCGTAGCGCAATCGCATGATTTTGTTCAAGGCACGTTTGTTCATGAGAGCGGGCATATGCTTGAAGACAAAGTCTTCCGAAAACTTATGCGCAAGGCGTTTGACGGCGATTCTGTTTTAATAGGCAAATCTGAGGAGTTTATTTCAAACAGCCGCAAGAAATACGCCGGAAATATATCTGCCTATGCTATTTCAAACAACCGGGAGTATATCGCGGAATCGTTTACAGCATGGTGGTTTGGCGAAACGGGCATCTTAGATCCGGAAATAGTAGCATTCTTTGAAGGGGCGTTGAAGTGATGGAAGAAGAGGTCATTATTTTTGACCCCGTCGGGGAGCTTCAGAAAATCGTAGACCTGATCGAAAAGAACAACAAAGAAAGGTGGAATAACGATGGTGTGCAGACATCCGGTTATCATCGACGGTCGGTGCACGGGATGCGGGGCGGAGATTAAGCCCGAAAGCGCGGCCAGCAAGCCCGCTGAAGCGAAGGACAGCAAAACCCCCGCGCCCGCGCCGGAACAGCCCGGGAACGGGCAGGAAACGCCGAAAAAGACCACACGCAAGCGCAAGGCGTAGCAACTTCTACAAGACTTCTACAAGACTTCTACAAGATGGAACAGGCGGCGGATGCCGCTTTTTTCATACCATTTGCAATGGGCATGAATGTCCTTTGCAAATCCATTATGCCCGCCGGGGCGTTAAACACGGAGAACGGGCCTCTTCTCAGCCCGTAAAAAGGAGGAGTTAAACATGGCGGGTATATTTACACGCAAGGCGTTGGCCGACATCCAGAACAACAGCGAACTGACCCCGGAAGAGCGCGTCGACAGTATTTTCAGCCTGTACGGGCGCGCGCTTGATGACGGATACGTCACAAAAGGGGCGGCGCAGGCTGCGCAGGATGCGGCCATCAAGGCGGCGCAGGAAGCCTGGGCGAAGGAACAGAAACCCGTAAACGTCAAAGAAACGCCCGAATATATCGAACTGCAGAACCAGTTCGACGGGTACAAGACGAAACAGGCCGCGCGGACAAGTGCGGAATTCGCGGCCGTGAAGCCGAAGTTCTTTGACAGGGTTTATGACCTGATCGACCGGGCCGACGGGGCGAAACCCGTAGACGAACAGCTTGCCGACCTGCGGAAGGAATACGAAGAGTATTTCACGCAGACGGCAGACCCCGCGCCGGGAAATAAGCCGCAGTTCGGCGCGCGCCCTGAAGGCGGTATGCCCAAAGGGAATGAAGGGGCGGTCGCGGCTTTCAGCAATGCCTGGGGCTTTGTCCCGGCGAAAAAATAAGTGAAAGGAATGTAAAAAAATGGCGTTTGTAAGAACCGATGTAAACTACGCGGCGGAATACAGCCGCGCGCTGAGCAATGCCTACCCCTATCTGTCCTATTTCGGGGCGATCTGGGGAGCCAACAACAGCAACCTTTATAAGCCGGGCATGGGCAAAACGATGTATATTCCGTCCCTGACCGTGAAAGGCTCCCGCCCCGTGAACCGCAACCAGATCAGCGGCGCGTTCGAGCGGAACTGGAACAACCAGTACACCCCCGTTACCCTGGAAATGGATCGCGAGTGGGACACGCTGGTTGATCCCATGGATATCGACGAAACCAACGATGTGGCCACCATTGCCAACATCACGAAGACCTTCACCGAACTTCAGAAGATCCCGGAAATGGACGCTTTCCTCGCCGCGAAGCTTCACAGCTTCGTGACCACGCCCGACACCACCACGCTGACCGCCGCCAACATCCTGGAGAAGTGGGACGGATATCTGGCCGCCATGACTGACGCGCGCGTTGCCCGTGACCGCGTTGAAGCGTACATGACACCCGCGACCTACAAGCTCCTGAAGGAAGCCGCCGGGATCACCCGGTTTGTGAGCACCGATGAAGGCTTCCGGGGCGTTGACCGGAATGTTGCCAGGCTGGACGGCGTGCGCATCACCGAGGTTCCTTCCGACCTTATGAAGACGGCGTTCGACTTTTCGGAAGGCTTTGTTCCCGCCGGAACGGCGAAGCAGATCAACCTGATTATGGTTGACCCGATGGCAGTAGCGGCCCCCGTGAAGTATGAAACCGCGATGATGAGCGCGCCTACTGCCCAGAGCAAGGGCAAGTACCTCTATTACGAGCGGTACTACTACGGCGCGTTTGCGATGCCCAACCGGTCGGCGGGCATCATCGCCAACAGCGTTGCCACTTGATGAGGTGAGCGCATGGGCGTTGTAGACTTTGCGTTTTATTCCACGGTCTACAAGGGAACGGATGCCGACGAAGCATCCTTCCCCGCCCTTTGCGCCCGTGCTTCTGACATTATCGGTGCGGTGACGCATTGGGCGGACGATGAAACGCTGGAAGCCCTCCCCGACCGGATACAGATCCGTTATAAAAAAGCGGTGTGCGCCCAGGTGGATTACCTTGCCATTAACGGCATAAATTCCGTCAATGAATCCGGCTCCGCCGGGTTTACGGTCGGGAAAGTGACCGTGCACGGCAAGGCCGCATCCGGCGCAGGCGGCGCGCTGGCGGAATCCATCAGCCCCCTTGCCATCGGATACCTTGAACAGACTGGGCTTATGAACCCGCAGGTTCCGACATTCGGGGAAGGCTGGTGGTAATGTGCTTAAACCGATTCCGTCCAGGATTCTGAAAAGCACAGCGACCGTGAAAGTATGCACCGGCGTTGATCTTTATCAGAACCAGACCTATGAGGAATATACGGTAAGGCGGGTGCACATCCAGCCAACCAACGAAATCAGGAAGACACAGACCAACACCGACTGCGTTCTGCGGTCGGTGCTTTTCGTGGACGCGCGCACCAGCACCCCGCATCTGGACTGGTTCGCGCTGCTTGAACAGGCCCACGAAAACGGCGGGGATATGCGGGTAACCGTGCGCGGCCAGGAATACACGGTTCTGTCCGTGGATGCGCTGCGGGATGATACGGACATTCTCCATCATTACGAAGTGGGGCTGGTTTAATGGCGGTACGGATCGAAATCAGCGCGGACAGCATCCGGGCGAAAATAGACAACGCATGGGAAAGCGGCCTTGAAATGCTTTCCAGTCAGATTCTGAAGGATTGCAACCGGTATTGCAAGGAAGACACAGGCATGCTGATTATGTCTTCCTTTATCCACAGCAGGCTCAAAGAAGGAATCCTGATCTGGAATACGCCGTACGCCGCGCGCCAGTATTACGAAATCCCCAAAGCTTTCAAGGATGTAAACAGCAACGCAACCTGGCGTTGGTGCGAGGTTGCGAAACAGAACCATCTATCGACATGGCAACGACAGGCGGAAGCAATCAAGAGGTTATATAAATGAGCACAAGCAAAATAGACCTTGCCGTTGAAAGCGTGATTCGCGAAATCAACGGCCTGAACAATTTTGCCGTCATGACGCGGGGTGCGCTGGGGACGGCGGACGGGCTGGCGGCAGAAATCGCCCCGTCCACGGCTTCCGAAGTGTACCTGGATAAAAACAGCTTCATTCCGCTGACCCTTGCCATGAACGGCAAGCACCACAACCTGCAGATCCTTTCCGGCACGTTAAACCGGATTATTGACACGTTAACCCGCCGGACGGAATATCCCGCCGGGGACGGGTGGGAAATCGTGGACATAACCGGCGGCAACCTTCCCCGCATCATAGGCCGGGAAGACAACAACGCCTGGCTGATGTCGGGGGATCTTGTCATTAAAATCTATCGAAAGGACGATGAAACATGAATCCGAACTGGGCGAATGAACTTTACATCGGCACTTCCAAGACCGGCGATACATGGACTTACGCCAAACTCTGCAAGGGCATTGAATCTATGGAATTCAATGAAAATGAGCAAAATCAGCAGTACTTCTTTTTGTGCGGCGAAGGCTTTGCCCACAACGAAACCACGGGCGCGGCTCCGGAATTAGTCGTTTCCGGGCGGCGCATTGTCGGCGATGCCGCGCAGGATTACATTGCCGGGCTGCAGTACAAGCTCGGAACCGACAGGAACACTTCCGTCAAAATCGTGGCGGAAGGCAAGCAGATTATCTGTGACGCGACGGTTGGAGCCATTACCACCTTCGGCGGAAGCACGCTGGACGTAAACAGTTTCGGCTGCACCATCCGGTTCAACGGCAAGCCGACCGTTACGGATGCGGCCTGACACAGCGCGCGGGGCGGGGTGGCTTCCCTGCCCCGCTTTTTTTCAAAAGGGGGTAAAGCATGGATTTTTTCAGACGGATTTTCCGGCGGCAGGGCTATGAAGTCACGCTGAACCGGGTGCATGATACCATCACTGTCCGCGAAGGCGAGGAAAAGTTAACCCTGACCGTCAACGGGGACGCGATGCGCATGGTAGCAGGGCTGAACCGGGCACACGACCGCATGAAGAAAATCACGGAAGACACACCGGACGAAGAAGTGAAGGCTGCGGCGGAATACTTCGCCGCCGTGCTTTTCGGGAAGGAACAGGCGGAAAAGCTGCTGGCTTTTTACGCGGATGACCCCGGATGCATCATCGCCGTGTGCGGCCGGTACTTCAAGGAACGGCTGAAAGACATCATCGAAGAAGTTCAAAAGCGGGCGGAAATCCGTGATTAAGCTTCAGGAAGGCCTGCCGGATTCCGTAACGGCGGACGGGCGGCGGTATAAGTGCGACTTTGATTTCCGGAACGTTCTCCGCATGCTGGATATCATGCAAAGGGAAGATATCCTGCCGGACGCGCGCGATTATCTTTGCGCAAAATGCGTTTGCAGGCCGCCCAGACGCGCCGGGAATGTCTATCAGGCATTGTGCGACCTTCTTTTCCCGCGCGCGCCGGAAGGCCCCGAAAAGGCCGGGAAAAAGCTAACCGATTATGTGCAGGACGCGCCGCTGATCCGGGCCGCGTTCCGGCAGGTCTATCATATAGACCTTTTCAGGGATAAGCTTCACTGGCTTGAGTTCATCGAGCTGCTTCAGTATCTCCCGGACGGGTGCAGATATGAAGAAACAATCGGCATACGGGCAAGACCCATGCCCGCACCGACGAAATATAACGCCAAAGAGCGGGAATGGCTCATGAAGGCCAAACAAAGCGTAGCCCTGCACATGACCGATAAGGAACAGGAGCGCAGATACGACGCGGACGTGTCAAAGGTCTTTTCCGGGCTTTTCGGCATGATCCAGAAAGCGCAGTGCGCGGCAAAGGAAGTGAAGACTGATGGCGAATGACGGTCAGATTGTATTTGAAGTCACGGCGGACGGCAAACACGCCATAGCCGATATCAAGGAAATTACGCGGGCGATTCAGCAGGAAACCAGCAAATGGGATGACGCGGCCGGACAGTCCACCAACAATATCAGCAACCAGTTCTCCGGCATGCTGAAGAAGCTTACAGCGGGATTCAGCGCGGTGAAAATCGGCAAGGCCCTGCTGGATCTTGGGCAGGACGCGCTGGCCGCCGCCAGCGACCTGGAAGAAGTCCAGAACGTCGTTGATGTCACGTTCGGAAGCGATGCAAACAAAATAGATAAATGGGCCAAAAGCGCGGGCGCGCAGTTCGGCCTGACCGAAACCCAGGCGAAAAAATTCACCAGCACCCTGGGCGCAATGATGAAATCCGCCGGGATGAGCGGCGGAGAAATCGCCGATATGTCGACGAACCTTGCCGGGCTTGCCGCCGATATGGCATCTTTCTATAATCTGGACTTTGACACGGCGTTTCAAAAGATCCGGAGCGGAATCAGCGGCGAAACCGAACCCCTGAAGCAGTTGGGAATTAACATGAGCGTGGCCAATCTGAACGCCTACGCGCTACAGCAGGGCCTGTCAAAGACCTTCGAAGAGATGGATCAGGGCGAACAGACTATGCTGCGCTATCAATACCTGATGCAGGCCACATCGGACGCGCAGGGGGACTTCTCGCGCACGTCGGACGGATACGCAAACAGCGTCCGGAAGCTTCAGACCAACGTCGACCAGCTTAAGACCACTTTGGGCAAGAGCTTTATTGACGTTGTCACGGAAGCTACCAACTTTATCAACACATTTATAGAAAAGCTTACCCCGGCCGAAAAAAGCAAGACGGTTCTTGATGATTTCGCCGAAATCGATCTGAACACGGAAACAAAGCTGGCTCAGATTGCCGAAATTAAGGCACAGGCCGATACTTTAACGCAGGTTCTTGACGATCTTTTCGGCACGAAAGACGAAAACGGAAACGTAACCGGCGGAAAGGATATTACCGACACCCTTTCCAAACTGGGGGTCACATCCGATGCCGCCACGGCCTACCTTGAAGGGCTGGGGCTCGGCACGGATGAAATCACGAAGAAGCAGGACACCTGGCTTGAAACGTGCCGACAGCTTGTCAAAACCATTCCCGGCCTGAATTCCATCATCAACACCGAAACCGGCGAGATTACCGGCGGCACGCAGGCCGTTGAAGATTACGTTAAGGCATGGGAGGAAGGACAGAGGAAGCTCGCCCTGCTGGGCGCGGTTGAACAGAAACAAAGCGCGCTTGACAAGAAGTTTGAAGAGCTTCCCCTGCTTGAGGTTGACAAGCTTGTTGCAGAACGGCGGGTCAGGCAGAGCCGGGAACAGCTTGACAAACTGTATGAAAAATACGGGCTGACCGCATATGAAGGATCGAACGGCAAAATTCTGCGGCAGTACCGGAACGCCAGGGGGCTTTCCGCTGAGGATAAGGCCCTTCTGGAACAAGAAACAGACTACTACGAACAGCTTTACAAGGAAATGCAGGAAGCGACGGCGGAATATGACAAACAATACGCCGCCTATCTTGAAGCCAAAGCGGCTATTGAGGAATCCCGGAAGACCGTCAACGAAATGCCCGGCGATATCAAGCAGGCTACGGAAGCTACAACGTCGTTCTGGGAAGAGAACGCCGACAACATCAAAACCGTAGTACAGTACGCTGAAGAAGCCACAAAAGCCCTGGGGGATTACGTCCAGGGCGTACAGGATTCCATGCTGGAAGCGGTAAACAGCACCGTCAAAAGCCTTGACAGTGTGGACTATCAGTCCTACGGAAACGAGATTGAAAAAATATCCAAGCTTGTCGAAGAACAGAGCAAGTATAAAGTCGGTTCCGATAAATGGAAAGAGCTTCAGACGCAGATCGAGGCCGCCAACGAAAGCCTGATTTCTACCAACAGCATCATGAGCAACCTTGAATCACAGGAACAGTTCCTGGATTCCTATCTCGCGAACTTGAAGAAGGCCCGCGAAATGGGCCTGTCCGATGCGCTGCTGGCGGAATTGTCGGATGGCACTACAGAGTCTGCGGAATACCTTGACGCGCTTGTCAACGATAAAACCGGGGTCAGCGCAAAGGAAATCGACGAAAAATACCAGACCATTCAGGAAAAGAAAGCGGCCCTTTCGACAGAGCTTGCCAACCAGCAACTGACGGTAGACCAGACCTACCAGAGCCTCGCCGAAAAGGCGAAGGAAGCGGTTGCCGCGCTGGATCTGCAGGGCGAAGCATCCACGAACACCGGCAAAACGCTTGACGCAATCGTCTCCGAAATCGCCGACCACGTTCCGGACGTAGCAACGCAGGTTGATTCGATTCTGTCGGAACTCAGCAGGCTGAACGGATACGGAATCCATCTTGATTTCGGCGGCTTCGGAAGCATCGATTTCACAACCAGCACCGGGGAAAACGCGGAAGGTTCCGGCAGGATGGGCCTGGATTTCATCCCGCATGATGGCTATCTGGCGCGGCTTCATGAGGGCGAACGCGTCCTGACCGCGCAGGAAAACCAGATTTGGAACGTCCTGCGCAACGGCGGGATCGCCGGTTTTGACCTTGAAGACCTGGGCGGCGTGATGCGCGACAACGTCAAGGCGGGCGGCAATGTCTACCTTGACGGCCGGGCTGTCGGTTCCGTCATCTCCGATCAGCAGGCAAAATCCTACAGACAGTTACAAAGAAGCGGGTGGCAGGGATGATCATATTTAACGGCGTTTCCATCGACAGCGCGGCCCCCGTCATGGTGGAGGATATCCGGGTTTCCCCGATCAGCTATTCCCCCGTGACGCGGCCCCGCGCGGTGCGCTTCGGCGCGGATTTCGTGCGCATGGGCGGAAGTGAAAGAACCGTCACTGTCACCCTTGCGCTGCTCGACCGGAACAATGTCACCCGGCACGAAGCGTTTCTGAACCTTTCAGCGTGGGCCAGAACGGACGCGGAATACCGGCTGGAGCTTCCGCAAGACCCGGCCCGATACCTTCAGGCCGTATGCATCAGCAAACCGGAACCGAGCACCCGCGCCTGGTGGGAAAACAAGCTTCGGATTGTTTTTGCATGCTACGACAACCCATTCTGGACGGACAAGGCGGAAAAAAGCGTAGCATGCGGAACGCAGTTTATTGCCCTGGGGGACGCGCCGCCGCTTGCCCGGATCGAATCCAACATCACAGCCAGCACAAGCGCGATGACATACGGGGACGGAACAAACACCATGACATTTAATTTCGGCGGGGCCGCATCCGGCAGGCTTGTTGTGGATCTGAACCGGCAGACGGCGGCAATTAACGGCGCGTCCTGCATGCAGTATTACACGCCCGCAAGCACCTTCGTCGTGCCGAAGACAGGCGCACAGACAATCACCGGGGCTGGTACATTGTATTACCGTGAAAGGTGGGAGTAGCTTTGCAAGTCACATTCCTGAACGCCGCCGGAACCGTGCTTTTCACGCGGGACGATATGGAACAGGGCACATGGACGCAGGAAGAATACACGGTCAACGCAACTTTTCCCTTCACGGCGGGCAAGGTCATCGAACGTGGCCAGCGGATCTCCTTCAAAGACCCGGCCACCGGAACCACGGAGTTTTTCGAAATCCGGAACGTTACGAACGTAGAACCGGAACATTATCAGCAGATCATAGCGGAGCATATCGCCGTTTCTGAGCTTTCGGACGAACACACCGACAGCGAGGAAATCACCGACAAGACCCCGGCGCAGGCCCTGACAACGGTTCTATCCGGCACGCTGTGGGCGGTCGGAAACGTAGCCGTCACCCGGGAGTCATCGGCGGACATCTCGCGCGGAAGCGTATGGCAGGCTGTCGGAACCATCGCGGAGAACTGGAACGTTTACATTGTCCCAAGAATCACCACAAACGCCGCCGGGGATATCGTCGGCCGCTATCTGGATGTGACGGAAGCAACCGGGGTTTGGCGCGGCATCCGGCTTTCTATTGATAAAAACATGACGGATTCTTCGGTTGTCTATGATGATTCGGAAGTCATGACGGCCCTTTACGGATACGGCGGAAGCGTTTCTGTTTCGTCATCCAGCGGAGATGACACGACGGAAGAACTCACCTTTGCCGACGCGGTCTGGACGAAAACAAGCGAGCACCCTGCGAAACCGTCCGGGCAGACCTATCTTGAATGGCCTGAAAAGACAGCACTTTACGGACGGAACGGGCGGCCCCGGTTCGGGTATTATCAGAATTCTGATATTGAAGACGCAGACACCCTGCTTGAAAAAACGTGGGAGTCTTTAAAGCTTGCCAGCGAACCGAAAATAAATATCAGCGGGACAGTATCCGACCTTTACCGGCTGGGATACGCAGACCAGCCGCTCCGGCTGCATGACCTGGCTATCGTCGAAATTCCGGAAACCGGGGAAAAATTCCAGCTTCAAATCATCAAACTTGATGTGGATCTGGTAGACCCAACAGCCACCCGGCCCGAAATCGGATCATATATCCCGAATATTATTTATATCAATCGGGAAACATCCAGTTCAAGCTCCGGCGGCGGCGGCGGCGGGAACAGCCCAGGAAGCGAAACGAACCAGTACAACACGTATTCTGCGTATGAAAAGAATACGGACAAATTCGGTTCCATGGTTGGCATGGTTGTCGGCATAAGGAACGGGGACAAATATATCAAAGCTGGCGAAATTGCGATCTCAATCAATGAGTCTACCGGCGAAACGGAAGCAAAGATTGACGCAAAAAAAATATACCTGAATGGGCGCACCAACATCGCATCATTCTTCTCCGAAAGCGGCACGGCTCAGCAATTTACCGTTGACCGGCTGATTGCCGACTATATTTCTATAGCCGGAACCGGCGGCGCATCTCTTTACAACAATGTTCAGGTTACATGGCGCAGTAAAATGGTTGTTACGAATGTCGGCGTTACGCTTCCGTCAATCGGCAGAAGTGCAAGCCGGTATTTCATGTATGCATCTTCAAGCGGCGGGACAACCGCAGCCGGTACGCAGTCAGGGCGCGTAATCACATCTTTCACAGCGGGCAGCGTGGAACCCGTATTGGAAGAAATCTACTATCTGGGGGGAAGAAATCCGAATGCAAGCACATGACGGGACATACAACAAGCATGAAATGATTGAATTCGTGCTGAAATGCTTGGACGGGATTACCGTTTCCGGGGCGCAAAACGTCAACCTTTTGAGTCAGGCTTTTCAGATGCTTTATGCCCTTCAGAAAGGCGTGAAGGAAGAGGATGCCGCGAAAAGAAAAACGGTTGATCTGCTGAAAGAGCAACTGCGGCGGGCTACGGAACCGCAGACCGAACCCGGTGGGGACGTGATCGGCGGCGAACACATTGACCTTGACTACAAAAATGAGGTGAAACAAGATGATTGAAACGTGGTTTCAACAAGACCTTGATAAAGCTGTACGGGTTCAGTACCTTGACGGCAACGTTTTCAGTCTGGACAACAACGGCAATATTGTAGGGGTTGAGTGCTTCCGGGATGGCTCCCCCGCCCCGCTGACGGGTTCCGTTTCCGCATCCGTGATCAGGGCAGACGGTGCAACAATCGCCGTTTCCGGCACGCTTTCCGGCAACCGTGCAAGCATCGCCATGCCGCAAGCGGCATGCGCCGTTCCGGGTGTTGTGTCCATTGTGATCAAGGTCACCAACGGCGCGGAAGTGTGCACCGTGGGCGCAATCGTTGCAACCGTGTACCGTAGCAGTACAGACAGCACGGTTGACCCCGGAACGGTTATTCCGTCCATTGACGCGCTGATTGCGGAAATTGAAGCGGCGGTTGCCACGATTCCGGCAGACTATTCTGCGTTATGGGCAACTATAGCACCGAATTTTAGCGCGAACACGTCATATGCTGAAGGTCAATATGTGACGTACAACGGCCGGTTATATCGTTTCAAGACCGACCATTCCGGCACGTGGGCAAGTGCTGACGTGGTAGCTGTTACGGTTGGGCGCGAGTTGGCGCGGCATGAGGATTTCTCCGCGTCGATAGCAGACGCAATATATACGATTGGCGCGGCAGGTGAAAGCACGGTAAAATTGACGGGGGAAATTGTGCCATATAGGTATCAGGGCGCAAACCGCATCGATACGCAGACTTCCCTTCTTTTCAAGTTGCCTGAACGTGCAAAAACCGTGCGCGTTACCATGCACGTTTTGTCAAATATAAATTCCTACACGCTTTTTGACGAAAACATGAACGTGTTGGGATATAAGCGAGAAGAAGCACAAACAGATGTGGATTATACGCTTTACGCATGGGAAGCCGCCTATCTGCTGTGCTCCAATAACAACACATACATTGATACGATATCTGTCACGGCAACCATTGCGGGTGTTGATCAATACATTGCGGAAGCCAAAAAAGCTTCCGGCGAACAGTACGCGCTGTTGCACGGGGAACCGCAGAACACGTATTTTTATCTGTTGGAAGAATCAGCGGGCAACTACAGCGTAAAATATAACGTGTCCGGGTATGACTATGTCGATATTAGTTCATTCAACGTCAGCAACACCAACAAGTACACAATGCTTGACGCAAACGGCAACGTTGTCAGTTTCTTCCTGAACGACGTATCTGAAGACGTTGGCGTTCATACGGAAGTGAAAGTTGCCGTGCCGTCAAACGTGGTGACCATGTACGTATCAACATACAGGCGTGAGCGTCCGAACGTTGTTGTTTACGGCGTGAAAGAACCGGACAGCTTTGAATGGGAAAATTGCGCGGGTTCTTTTGTTGGGTATGTGTACCAAGCCCAAACATACTTTGAACGCGAAAACGGGTCAAAGGAATTCGCGGCGAATCCTTTTGACATTTTCCGACTTGTTGACGGCAAGAATGCGGCAAAAAATAACGCTTTCACCGCGTTTGACAGCGAAGGCAACGTGATCGGATACTCGCAATTTGCCGATGCAGATCAACCGGATTTGTATTTCATTTGCCCCAAGGGGACGGTAAAAGTTGCGGTAGCAGGTGCACGGCTTGCGGCAGGTTGGGGCACGTGTGCAACCATGACTATACAGCGGCGCAAACTAACCGGGAAAAAGATATCTGTCATGGGTGACAGCATTTCCACCTATCGCAACTTCATCCCGGACGGGAACGCCGTATATTATGAGTGGGGCAACAGGGGCGTTCCAACAGCGGCATATTTGTGGTGGGGTGTCGTTGCCCGTGAAATGGGCTTCGATATTTCGACCGTTAACGCGTGGAGCGGGTCGCAAGTGTCAAATACTGGCGGGGCAACGGCTACTTCTTCCATGTGCATGGCACGAACCGCGAACCTTGCTGATCGTGGCACACCTGACGTGATTGTTATTTACGGCGGCGTGAACGACTATATGCACGAAGTTGCGCTTGGAACATGGGCAGGAAAAGCAGACATCCCAACAACCGGGGACAACTTCCGAAAAGCATATGCAATGATGCTGAACAAGATACATGCCAATTACCCACTTGCCAAGGTGTATTGTTGCACGCTTGCAAACCTTGAACGTGATACGGTTCCGGGAAGCCTTGAAAACAGGGGCGGTCAATGGTTGCACGAATTTAATTCCGCAATTCGCGAGATTGCGCCTATCATGAACTGTTCTGTCATTGAGGTTGAATCTTGCGGCATCAATCAGTATAACATGGCAACCTACATGGGTGACTACAACGGCGGCACGGGAAGCGGCCTGCATCCGAACGCGGCAGGGCATGCACTTATAGCCCAGCGGATTCTCAAGAGCCTACGGGGAGATAGCGGCGAATGAGCAAAATTTGCGTGGAAAAGTACATAGATGGTATATTGGCCATCTATGAAGAGAAGCCCGGATACAAGGAAGGGCATGACGGATCGGACGGCCTGTGCGATTGCATCGGCATGTGCCGTGGAGGTCTGAAGCGTGCCGGTGCTGGCGAGGTGGACGGCATGCGCGGCACGAACTACGCGGCCCGGTATACCATCCTGGATCTTGCGCCGCTTGATAAGGATAAGCTCCGCCTGGGGGATGTGGTCTTAAAAACCCGTCCCCCGGATGATTCATCCATGCCGCTGCCGGACAGATACCGGCCCGGCGGCGCGGACTATAACGGGGATGAAAACAACTATACGCACATCGGAACCGTTACCAGCCTGAACCCGTTCCGCATAACACACATGACAAGCCCCACCGCGAAGCAGGACAGCTCCGCGAAAGGATGGGGCTACATGGGCAGGCTGCCCTGGGTGACGGAAGGCGGCCCGGCCCCGGAACCAGATCCGGAACCGGAAACGGCCACGGTTTACGCGGAAAACGGGCAACCCGTCAAGATGCGGGCGAAACCGTCGCTTTCTTGCAACCTTTACTGGGAGATACCATGCGGAACGCTTATACAGGTAGACAGCCAGGGCGAAACATGGTCACAGATTACCGCAAAATTCCGAAATGGGTGGATGCTGTCCCGGTTCCTTATTTTCAACACAAAAAGTCAGCTTTACACGGTCACAATACCGCACTTGTCCAAACCGCAAGCGGATGCGTTAATATCGCAATACCCTGAAGGAATCCTGACACCGGAAAGGGGGTGATTGTGTTGGCGGTGGAAACCATTATATCGATTGTTATTGCTTTTTGCGCCCTGCTGTTCACGGCCTTGAGCTTCCGGCGGACGCAGAACAATGATACCAGCGCATCCGCTACTGAACGCGCGACCATGACCGCAGATGTCCGGTATATCCGGCAGAGTATCGATGAAATCAAGCTCGAAAACCGGGCAATTCAAAAAGATGTCGGAGAACTTAAAACTAAGGTAGTCGAAATCGAAGCATCAGCAAAAAGCGCACACCGGCGCATTGATGACATTGTGAAAGGGTGATTCATGATGTTTACATGGGAATTCTGGAAAGCCGCATTGATTCGGGCCGTTCGCACTTTCGCCGAATCCATGCTGGCGTATATCGGCACAGGCGCAATCGTCCTGCAGGACGTTGACTGGCTGGCCGCCTTGTCGGCGGGCGGCCTGGGTTTTGTGATTGCTATCCTGATGGCACTTGCCACAGGCATTCCCGAAGCACAGCCAAAGGAATAACCCCGTTTACTTAAGACACGCCCCCGGTTCATGCCGGGGGTTCTTTTTTATTTCCGCCAGCGAAATATTTTGCAACTTTTGCTTGCTTTTTTGTAGCCTATACGCTACAATAAAGACCCGGAAAGCGATTCCGGAAGAGCTACACAGCTGACAAGGAAGAAAGGACGGAAAAAGAGCATGAAAATGAAAGAAGCATTCAAGAAGGTCGAAACCTACAACGAGCTGGCCGCCATTACGAACGAAAGACCAAAGGCAATCTGGTTCGCAAGCATCCTGGCCGCGCATGTAAGGGATGGCGGAACCTTCACGGATTACGGAACGTTCCGAAAGTTTATCCGGCGGGAGTTCTTCAAAAGCGATGCCGAACAGATTCTCAACTATGACGAATTTGAATTCCGCGGACGGTTTGAAATTGAATCCCTGGTGACAGATGGCTCGTTGTGCTTTGAGGTTGATCTGTGCGACGCATGACAGCCGACCGGGGGCGGATAATCCCCCCCCGGCAGAAAGGATCTGTGATGGAGATAAGCATTTATGCCTATGGCCTTGATGGCGATTACCGGCCGCCGGAGTATGATGGCGAACCAGATCCGGCGATGGGGGAGGATGGCGATGGAGATCCAGATCAGCATATTTGACATGCTGAATCAGTATGAAACCCCAGAGATTCCGCCGAAGGAGCAAAAAAAAGGGATAAAGGGCTGGGTTATTGAATGGTCAGGCATCTTTCTGAGGGAAAACGGGTTTGACCATGACTGGCACGGGGTTTGCACAAGGCCGATTATATTTGAGCAGGACACGCGAAAGGACAAGGACGGCCGCTGGGTGCAGGCCGCGCACACCATCAAAGGCCCCTTTGGCGGATGGTATGGCCAGCTGCACCGCGTATTTGTACAGAGGCCTTCCTGGGCGGACTGCATCAGATGGGCGGAAGAAAACAGACACAAGGACGATCCTGACGAGGTCGGATATTATGAAATCTTAGGGTACTGGACGGGAGCAAAATACGAATGGTAAGGAATGACACCGGCAGACGGGCGGCGCGCGCCGCCGCTCGTAGCCGATGCCATACAGAAGGCACGGGGAAAGAGAGGATGCAAGGGCAATGAGCATCAAAGAAAAGATTCGGGTTCACATCGAAATTGAACGGGAAAATGCGCGCAAGCTGCGCGAATGGAAGGAAGGTGGGAAAGAATGAGACAATTTCAAGACCCGGGCCGGATGACGAACCGTGAATTGTTCACGGAATATGAAAGCGCGGAGAAAGATAAAAGATACGCGCTGGTTGTGGAAATGGCCAAGCGCATAGGGTTCCGGATGATAACGCCGGAAGTAGTCGCAGTTTTTTCGCAGTATAAGCTCAACGGAGCGGGGGACGAATACAGATAAATCAGGTGGGAAGGAATCATGATGCACATTTGTATTGACCTGGGCGAAGGCTATGGAATCGCCTTCAAAGATTGCGTAACTACGGTAAGCGAAGAAGAGTTCAACATTATTCCACCTCAGAAGCTTAAAAAGGGCAAGCTCTTTCTGGTCGAATGCGGGGAAGATGGGACGCTGATGCCGTTTGTTCGGTTCGGAAGAGAACCGGCCGTCGTGGCCTGGGCTTTTGTTGTTCATACGGACGATAGCGGATGGCTTCAGATAGATCTTGCTTCCCTTCCGCACAAGTTTGCAGATATTCAGGCGGGCGGCATTACCGCGAAGTATTTTGAGCCGCTATACGACATGAGCGAATACCCCGTTTAATCTGACTACCGTTTTGACTACGAAACTGCGATTGAATATGCTATTTTTTGACACTTTTTGGCCACCGACGGAAGACACAAAAAAGCCCCTCGCCTTTTACGGCAAGGGGTTTTCTTCATGCTCCCCAGGTAGGGCTCGAACCTACAACCCTTCGGTTAACAGGCAAACGCCCGCACATGCCCAGATCGGTTATTCCACGGCGGTTGTGGCTTCTTCATTTTTTTCTTGACTACCGTTTTGACTACGAAACGCAGTTTTTAGGCGTTCCGCCTCCCCTTCTTCGCGTCCGTCCGTTACGCTGTCGTAGATCCGCAAAAGCATGGTTGCATCCGCATGGCCCATCCACTTTATCACGGTATGAAGTTCGACAGGCGGGCGAAGATCCCGGCACATGGTCGCGAAGCTGTGCCGCAAATCGTAGGGGGTGACATCAAATGATATCCAGGGCGGCAGGCTTCCACCGGCGGCCAGAATGGCCTTGTGTTCCTTTGTCCGCCCGTACCATCTGCGCTGCATTCCGTTTATGGCGGTTTCCATGCATGCTACGTAGGAATCCCAGACAACGCGCCAGCTCGTTTTTGTGACGGCTTCCCCATGCGCGGACGCGATTAAACGCCCGTGTTTGCCCTTTAACGCGGACTTCAGCGGCGGCAGAAGCGGAATACACCGGTTCGCCCGCTCCGTCTTTCCCTCGTCCGTATAGGCGTATTTCTGGGCGTTTTCCGGGTCGGTATGCGCCGTCTGCCGGACGGTTACGGTTTCACGGTCAAAGTCTATGTCCCGATCTATGTCCATGGCTTTTGCTTCCTGCGGACGGAGGCCCGCATACAGCATCGCCATAACGACCGGGTGCGCGCGGTGATCCGTGCACAGGGTCAAGATCCATTCCCGTTCCTGGGCCGTGATGGATCTGTGCCCGCCTTTTGTCCCCCTGTGCGGCTTCGCTGACCGGTCGCGGGCCGGGTTCGATGTAATCAGGCCGTCAGCAACCGCCGCGTCAAAAAGAGCGGTATACAGCTGCCGCGCGCCTTTCAGGTATGAAGCGGACAGCCCGGAATAGTTTTCAGAATATATGCTTTTGATGTCGGACGGCGTGACATCCGCAACCGGGAGATCGCCGACCGCATCCACCAGGCGGCGCAAATGGATTTTCAGGCCCTGCATGGTGGACGGCGCAATATCCGGGTGCGATCTCTTCAGCCATGCTTCCGCATAGCCCCGGACATAACAGGAAGCCACCCTGCCCCGCTTTTCCGCCGCCTTGAACGCTTCGCGCTGGCGCAGGCAGTCCTCCATATCCTCGGAATAAAACCACTGGTCATGATACCGGCAGGCGTACCGCCCGTCCGGTCTTTTTTTTAATTTCGGTTTCTTCTCCCGTGGCATTTCGCACCCCCTGTATATTATGCATGCCCGCAAACCGGTGATTTTCCTATTTGGTCAAACTTTCGCGCCGCTATTTTCCGTCAAAACTGGCGGGATATGCGGGAATTTGTTGCATATTTAATACATTTATTCTGATTTGTAGCTTGCAAGCTACAACGCACAAGGCGTTGATTTTCCCAAATTCTTTTTCAAGAATTGATTATGCAGGTTTTGTGCATCTCCGCTACAAGGCCGCTCTGACCTTTCCCACGGATAAACAGTCATTGAAAAACAGACCGGGCTGAATGGGCCGTTTCTGAGCCTTTAATGGGCATCCGCGCAAAAGCGGCCTTATTTCCTGTTGACGGCGAAGGCGCATCCGGTTTTCGTCGGGATGAAGGACAGCAGGTTCTGACCGTCGGACATGAAGCTCCGCTCCTCCCCGGTTCGTGCAAAAAGATAGTTGGTAAGGATAGCCCCGGCGTTATAGCTGAATCCGCTGTTGTCCTCTTCAAGCGACATCGCCGCTGCCATGCAGACCGGCAGGAAGCTTTCCCCTCCACCGTCCACATAAATAATCAGATCGTCTTCCAGTTCGCGGAACCAGATTCTGCAGGAGCCTTCCTGGAAAACCGTATATTTTCCGTCAAAGGTTCCGCCTTCCAGCTCTTCCTCCCCGAAGATGGCCAGATATTCATTGATGCGGGTCAGATCCACCGCGAAAGCCCCGGCGGGCAGAATCAGCGCGGCCAACAGCAGACAAAGCAATTTTTTCACGCGCTTTTCCCTCCTTCAAACATCCGGACAAAGCCAACCGCAAGACCGTAGATGCGGACATCATCCCCGGCGGCGTACACCTGCGGAGGATAGGCCGGGTTATCAGCAACCAGCACAAGCCCGGCCCCGTTCCTGTATACCCTTTTCAGGGTGGCTTCTCCGCCAATGCCGACGGCGGCAATCTGGCCCGGCTCCACTTCCGGCTGCTGGCGAATCAGCACCAAATCCCCATCCGAAAAGGTCGGGGCCATCGAATCCCCTTTGCATTTCAGCGCAAAATCAGCCGTGACCCCGTCCGGCAATTCGGCGTAGCCTTCAATATTCTGCTCCGCCGTGATGGGCGTACCGCAGGCGATTTCCCCCACAATCGGCACAGCGTTCCTGACCATTGGCAGAAAAGGCGGAAGCTTTTCCGTCCGGCACAAGAGTTCGTCCACGGACACGCCCAGCGCATCCGCGATCCGGGAAAGAGCCAGCGCGCCCGGCTCAACCTGCCCGGTTTCGTATTTGGCCACGGTCACCCGGTGAAGCATGGCCAGCTCGGCAAGCTCTTCCTGGTTCATGCCCCGTTCCCGGCGTATCTGTGCAATGCGTCTTCCGATGTCGTTTTGCATTTTCATTCCCCCTTCCTGCTTGTAACAACTATGTTACAATGCCGAAACATAAATGTAAATAGCAAGTTTGGTAAATGGTGCTTTACAGAATGTAATAGCCATGTTACAATGTAGCTCGGATGTACCCAATATGATACGAAGGGAGGAAGCGAAAATAGCAAGATTGGCACAGGCCAGGCGGGCGAAAGGCCTGACGCAGGCGGAGCTGGCCGCGAAAAGCGGCGTGCACCGGGTGACCATCGCGCGCCTTGAGCGCGGGAAGGGATCTCCGAACGCGAAAACGCTGAAGCGGCTTGCGGCCGCGCTGGGTGTATCGCTTGACGCGCTGGTCGAAGAGAAGGCGGGATGACGGACGGCAGAGGAGGGCGGAAGCATGGAAAAGCTTTTTTCGGTGAAGGATATCGCCGCCCGCTACCAGTGCAAACCAGCTACAGCCCGGAAGTATATGCGGGATATGGATCATATGGAAGGCCCGCTGATGGTTTCGGAAAGAGCCGTAGCCGCATGGGAGCGGCGCAGAACCTATCCGCCGGAAAGCATGGTACGGCAAATGATGAAAAGGGAGGTGCGCGCATGACGGACGCACAGAGGCTGGGCATGATGATTGAAAGGGAATCGGCAAAGGCCTGGGAGGATCTCAACGAGGAAGACCCGCACAGGGCGGCGGCGGAGAAGTTCCTGCGGCTTGCGGCGGATCTTTGCATGAAGGTTGAACAGGCGTTAATTGATGCCGCAATGGAAATCAGGGACAACCCGGAAGCCCTGCGGATTGAATCGCTGGCGGACGGCGCGGAAGAAATCGCCGTCGAAATCCGGGCGGGAATCAGGAGGTTATAAAGAATGGAACTTTGGAACTTATGCACCCGGCCGCCGG